GACTACACTTTGACAAGAATACAATTGAGTGGTGGACAAAACAAAGTAAAGAGGCACGGGATGCTTGGATGAAAGACCCTGTACCTCTCACTGAAGCACTACATAAGTTTGCTGACTTTTATGAAGTGGGTAATCCCATATGGGGCTTCGGTGCTAACTTTGATATAAGTATTTTAGAATCAGCATACTATGCTATTGGGTACGACAAAGATAAAGTCTACGGTGAACACTTGCCGTGGAAGTTTTGGGACATATATTGCCTACGTACAATATCAAACATACTAGGCAAAAAACTACAGAAAACAGGCGTCAATCACAATGCGTTACATGACGCTATTGCTGAAGCCAAATTAATTATAGAGATATTGAAATCGTGAAATTAGAATATGTAGCATCGGGCACCTCTTATATGAGGCTGTCCAATCCATCTTTACAGGATAGTCAAGACAACATTGATTTAGTGAACAAAATATTTCATCACTTCTTTGATGACCAACCCGGTCACACATTCTCTTTACTATACAACGCATGGGCAGAAAGTAATTTCGGTCCTCGTCTAAGTAACTTCAAATCATCTATTCAGCAGTTACACGCTGACTCTGGTGGATTACAGATGGTCACTCTTGCTCATAAAATACCTAAGGGTACGGACATGAACACGCTGCGAGAAGAAGTCTATCAGGATCAAAGCAAGTGGGCAGATGTTGGTATGTGTTTTGATGAGATTCCTGTTATTACAACGGGTGCTTCTGATAGAAACGATACAACAAATAGATATTTTGACAGAGCAAATCGTCACGTATATGCTAAACAAACAGCAGAGAATGTTAAGCGACAGATTGAAGTATTCAAACAAAACAATAGCCCCTGCAAACCTTTTATGATCTGTCAAGGCGGTGACTTAGAAACTTATCTTGAATGGACTGACACTATACTTGAAACAGTGCCTAAAGAAGATCACAATCGTATAGGCGGTGTGGCAATGGGTGGTGCGGCATTGGGTACAGGACCACTTGAAGACATACAGAAAGCATTTTTTGCTACTCAAGTACCTGTGCGAGACGAAACAGGTAAACTACACTTACATATCTTAGGAGTAGGTGCTGTGTCACGCATGATACCTTATCTTATCTTTCTACAGAATGGTATGTACGGTGATGTTCATGTATCATACGACTCTACAACTCACACACGGGCAGTAGAAACAGGTCTGTATTATATGTTAGGTGAGATTGTCAATGGACACTTTGTTGCAGGTGAAGGTAAGACTTTGAAGTATGATAGAGCAAGAGCATCTGACGCTCCTCTTGTGGGTGAAGCACGAGCATTTGTAACTAACAGAGAGTATGAGGTTATGTACAATGACATAAAAAAATATTGGCCTTTGTCGCTGTCAATTGAAAAGTTCCATGAAGTATTGAACACACCCTCTATCCCATACCTAGAACAGTACGGTAATTTGCTTGATTGGTATGAGGGTAGAACTGTTATGTGTTGTGCTAGCATAAAGAACTTCATGTATCAGGTTGAAAAATATATGCACGACAAGAAAGCACTTATTAAGCTAGCTAATAAAAAATATCCAACAGGCGCGGCCAAAGCATTGTTTGATGTAAAAGACGTGGCCACGTTTAACAAATGGATGAAAACATGGGCACCGATTTTCAAGGACAATAAAAAGTCGGCAAGCATTTCACACATAGCACCTTTAGAAAAAGCAACATTGCCCATATGACAGACGAATTTAGAATATCTTGGCTTGAGGCCGATTTAAAATTAACACTTGACAAACATAATGATAAGGAGTTATAATGGATAAACAAAAAGTTAGAAACGCAATTGTAGAAATATCAAATGCTATGACACGCGCGCAGGCAGAACGAGAACTTATCCGTGAGATTGTAAAAAAGATCCACGATGAGGAAGGACTTGATAAGCGAGTATTCCGTAAAATGGCATCTGTATATTACAGAGGCAACTTTCAAGACGAGACTGCTCTCAATGAGGAGTTTGAAACTACATTCACTAATGTAATGAGCTAATTATGAATATATTTTATCTACACAATGACACTAAGACGTGTGCGCAACACCATTGCGACAAACACGTGGTCAAGATGATTATAGAGTATGCACAATTAATGTCTACAGCACACCGTGTACTTGATGGTGATATGTATCAGGACAAAACTAAAAACAATCGCAACATCAAGCGTTGGCGAATGATGGATAGTAATCTTGAGAACACATTGTACAAAGCATCACATATTAATCATCCGTCTGGCAAGTGGTGTAGAATGACAAAGGAAAACTACGGTTACTTGTATAGTTTGTGGATAGAACTTTGTAAAGAATATACTCATAGGTATGGTAGAAAACACTTGACACAAGAGAAGTTAGAACATATACTAGTTAAGACACCTAAGAATATGTCTAGCGCAGGTGTTACTACCTTACCACAGGCAATGCCTGATGATGTTAAGATGACTGACCCATTACACGGGTATCGTAATTACTACAGAACATACAAGCGAGACTTCGCTAAATGGACAAACAGACAAGTACCGGAGTGGTTCAATGCCAGTAAGAAAACGTAATGTATTTATCAAGGTGAGCTTTCAGAAGGAAGGTATTCACTGTTATCCTGATGCGCCAGAGGGTGTTGAATTTCTTAAACACCCTCACCGCCATATGTTTCATTTCTATGTTACATTAGAAGTATTCCACGATGACCGGGACGTAGAGTTTATTTTATTCAAGCGTGAACTTGAAGGACTGTTTGATGAAGGCATCATGGACCTTGATTATAAGTCATGCGAAATGCTTGGTCAGGATCTCATGGACTATGTTGAGGCAAACTATCCTAACAGGCAGTGTGTGGTTGAAGTATTTGAAGATGATGAAAACGGAGCAATAGTATATAATGCGTAAACTATTTTACATGGGCTTAGAGTCCTACGAAGCAAGATACACTCTACAATTACAAGAGTGGAATGAACGAGTATTTAAGCTACGTGGTATTGATTATGAGATTGTTCAGGGACAAGAACTTGATAGCTCTAAAGCCATTGTAACAGGTAGCGTGTTAGATGCGCATGGACGCACTTATTATAGTCTGAGTCAGCATATGAATCTGATTCAGAAGATGAAGAACGGTGAAGTGACAAGTGATGATGTTATCTTTTATGAGGATATGTTTACTCCAGGACTTGAATGTTTGCCATACATTATGGATCAAAGTCCAGATGGATATAGACCTAAAGTGTTCCTTCGTTTCTTAGCACAGACTACAGACCCAGATGACTTCCTAATACGTGAAGGTATGTTTGATTGGATGCGTAAGTATGAAGAAATGGTTGACCAGTTTGTTGATGGTATCATGGTAGCATCAGAGGAGTTTGTAGCACACCTTCGTATTGCAGGATTTAAGAAACCAATTTACGTAACAGGATTACCTTTTGGTAAAAGTGAAGTCTTAGAAAGAGGACCTAAACTTGAACCTTTAAATAAAAGGGCTAAAAGAGTTGCATTTGCTTCTAGGTGGGATGATGAAAAACAACCAGACTTCTATATGGATTTAGCTCAAGCATACTACAAAATAGATCCTGAAGTTGAATTCAATGTATTGTGTGGACACGAACTATTGAAAACAAATAATGAGTCATACTTTCATAGAGCATATGAACTACAGAACAGCACGGATGTAAACTTCGGGGTAATAACCGGGTTGACTAAAAATAAATACTATGAATATTTAGCAGATTCGAGGGTATTATTTAATTGTGCTTTACAGGATTGGGTTAGTAATACAGTTAGTGAAGCTGATACGTTAGGTACCTTGACACTGTTCCCAGCATATAGAAGTTTTCCAGAAGTGTTTGCTAATAATCATAATCATTTGTATGTTCCTTGGTCAATAGAAGATGCTGTTGAAAAATTACAGAGAATGTTTAATTCTATTGACAATAATGATCTAAGCAAGTATAATTTGGGTAAGATAAGTGATTATCAGGATGGTACTATTGATAGAACACTTAATGCCATAGAATCCCATGGTAGACGTAGAACAGGAAAAGAAACAGGATTCAGAGACGATTTTACTTTCCGAAGATTTGTTGCAGAGAAAAAATATGATTAAAAAAGTGTTAGTAACAGGCAGTAAAGGCTTTATTGGTTATCAAACGGTTCTTCAGCTACAAGAACAGGGCTTTGAAGTATTAGGTGTAGACTGGGCAAGTGATCTTACGCGCCCAGGTGTTTGTGTAGACTATGCTTCGGATACTGTTAGAACTATTCTTAAAGAAAATCAAATTAAAACTGTAATTCACTTTGCTGCAGACCATGAAGTGGGTCGTAGTATGGAAGAACCTTCAGTGTATTATCATAATAATGTTGCTAGTGGTATTAAGTTTCTAGACAAATGTATCCAATCGGGTGTTGAAAACTTTATCTTCAGTAGCTCAAGCAGTGTATATGGTGACGTTACTGATTTCCCCACAGTTGAAAGCACTAGAAAAAATCCTCTGTCACCTTATGGCAGAACAAAGTCTATGTTCGAAGATATTTTAAAGGACTATGAGCATGCTTATGGGTTAAGAACTTTAGCACTACGATATTTCAACGCGGCCGGAGCTGATATTAAAAATAGGCACGGGTATGAACAAGTCCCATATACACATCTTGTACCTATTCTAGCTAGATGTTTTGGTAAAAATGAAACCTTCACAGTGTTTGGTACAGATTATAATACTCCTGATGGTACTTGTATTAGAGATTACACGCACGTAGTTGATATTGCACAAGCACATATTGATGCAATTCATTATATGAATCTTGGCGGCACTAAACAAGTTATGAATATAGGTAAAGGTAATGGAGAAAGTGTACTGGAAGTGATTGACGCTTTCAGGAAATACACAGGAAAGGATATTAAAGTTATTACTGGTCCAAGTAGAGAAGGTGACCAGCCAAAAAGTTTTGCTGACATTACATTAGCTATGAATGAACTACAATGGGTACCTAGATATAATTTAGATGATATTGTAGAACACGCATATAAGTGGGAGAACAGATGAAACATTATTCAACGAAAACGTATGGGCATGAACGTGGGTTGTCGTGTGTATTCCGACAACCTAATGCCACGCACAGCCATTGTTCACTGCTACACGGTTACTCATTAGGATTCAGCTTTAAGTTTGGCTGTGAAGCTCTTGATGATAAAAACTGGGTAGTAGACTTTGGTGGCTTGAAAGAACTAAAGGACTGGTTAGAAGATAACTTTGACCATACTTTGGTTGTAGATAGAGATGACCCAGAAATAAAAGAACTTATGTCACTACAAGACAGAGGACTTGCTAAGGTTGTCATACTACCAGGCGTTGGTTGTGAGAAATTTGCAGAAGAAGCATTTTGGTATGCCGATTCTGTTGTTAAGAATTTGACAAATGGTAGATGTTATTGTGTATCGTGTGAAGTAAGGGAACACGGTGCTAATTCTGCTATATACGAGCGTGAATGAAGATAGCTTTAGTTACCGACTTACACTTCGGTGCGAGAGGCGATTCATTACAATTTGATGCTTACTTCCGAAAGTTTTATGAAGAAACTTTTTTCCCTTACTTGGAAGAACATGGCATTAAAACTATCTTTGATCTTGGCGATACATTTGACAGACGTAAATATATAAACTATAATAGTTTAAAGAGCTGTAAAGAATATTTTTTTGATAAGGCACGAGACTTAGGTATTGATATTCATATGATACCGGGTAACCATGACACTTATTTTAAAAATACAAATGAAGTAAACTCGCCTAATTTATTATTGAGGGAATATGATAATGTTTACCTATATGAAGAACCAACTGAAGTTACTATGGGAAAAACTACAATCCTACTCCTCCCTTGGATATGCACAGACAATTATGGAAGAAGCATGGACATGGTTAACGGAACGAGCGCAACAGTGTGCTTCGGCCACTTCGAGTTCTCCGGTTACCAGATGTATCGTGGGACTCCTAACCCTCACGGTATGGACGCTAAGCTTTTTAGTAATTTTCAGCGTGTCGTTAGTGGTCATTTCCATCATAGGCATAGTCAAGGAAATATCACTTATATGGGAAACCCATATGAAATAACTTGGTCGGACTATGATGACCCACGAGGATTTGCTATATTTGATTGCGACAATCAGGAGTTAAGTTATGTTGATAACCCGAATACTATGTTTGCTAAGATCTATTATGATGACAGTGAACCCGGAAGTATTGCAACTCTTAATAATTATTCTTTTGAGTCTATACGAGGTAAGTGTGTACGGTTAATTGTAGTAAAGAAAACAAATGTATCTTTATTTGAAAAGTTCCTTGATAACCTATACACTTGTGATTTAATTGAGTTAAAAATCATTGAGGACTTGTCCGAGTTTGAAGACGAGGCTGTCGGTGAAGATGTAAACTTAGAAGATACAATGACACTCCTCAAAGAATATGTAGACGGTATTGAATTGAATGTTGATAAGGGTAAACTGAAAACAATGTTACAATCTTTATATGTTGAGGCACAGGATGCTGCATGATAAAATTCAAAACAATTAGATGGAAAAACTTTTTATCTACAGGTAATAGTTTTACAGAAATAAAGTTAGACAGAAGTCCTAGCACTCTTATTGTGGGTGAAAATGGTTCAGGTAAATCAACACTACTTGATGCTATTACATTTGCTTTGTTTAACAAACCCTTCCGAAATATATCAAAGCCTCAGCTAATAAACTCTATCAACAAAAAGAAACTATTGGTAGAGGTTGAGTTTACAATAGGCAACACAGAATACCTTGTGCGTAGAGGCAGTCTACCGGGTGTATTTGAGATTGAGATAGACGGTAGCATGGTAGATCAAAATGCTAGTGTGCGTGACTATCAAAAACATTTGGAAGAAAATATACTGAAACTAAACTATAAGTCCTTCACACAAATTGTGATACTTGGTTCAGCGTCCTTTACTCCTTTCATGCAGTTGCCTTTGGGTCAACGTAGAGAAATTATCGAGGACATCTTAGACATAAGTATTTTTACACGAATGAAAGAAGTCCTCAAGGAAAAGGTAACAAACCTAAAAGAGAAACTTAGATTTATTGAAGGTGAAATACAGGTTGTAAAAGAGAAAGGTAAGGTTCAGAAGTCCTACATTGAAACTTTACAAACTGACAAGCAAGAAAAAATAAATAAGATACAGGAGGAAATAGATGCCACGCAATCAAAGATTAAAATGCTTACAGAGGACTCGAACGCTAGCACAGCAGCGAAGGAGAATTTGGGCACAGTTGAGTCAAAAAAGCAAAAGTTGGAAGCCCTCAAAACCGAGTTTAATAGACAAATTAGAGACGCTAGACGAGAGTTAGAATTCTATCATAAGAATGATGACTGTCCTACCTGTAAACAAGGCATACCACATGACTTCAAAGCAAGTATGTCAGAAGAAAAGTTAGACAGGATTGATGAACTTGAAAAGGCACAAGTAGAACTTGATGCTAAGTGGGAAGAAGTTGATAAACTGTATGAACAATACTTAGAAATCAATCAGAAGATTGTCGATATAAACAATTTACTTATTGCTGAACAAACAATATTACAGCGTTTAATCCTTGAGAAATCTGAAACAGAAAACAAGATAGGCGATATTGAAAAAGAAACAGCAAAACTAAAAGTGGTTGCTAAGGATCTTGTGAGCAAAACAGAACAACGCAATGAATACAAAGAAGAACAAGAGTATCATTCTGTAGCAGAACACTTACTAAAAGACTCAGGTATAAAAACTAAAATTATTCGACAGTATTTACCTGTCATAAATAAGTTAGTGAATAAATATTTAACTGCTATGGACTTCTTTGTACAGTTTGATTTAGATGAAACATTCAAAGAAACAATTAAGTCACGGCACAGAGATAAGTTTAGTTACGCTTCGTTTAGTGAAGGTGAAAAGCAACGTATAGACTTAGCACTTGTATTCACTTGGCGAACAATAGCAAAGATGAAGAACAGTGCAAGCACAAACCTTCTACTACTAGATGAGGTGTTTGATAGCTCACTAGACGTAAATGGGACTGACTATGTAATGACTTTGTTGAACACTATAGGTGAGGACACAAATGTATTTGTAATCTCACACAAGGGTGACCAGTTGTTTGACAAGTTTAGAAGTCAGATAAAATTTGAAAAGAGACAAAACTATTCGGTAATGACATAATGGATGAATTAAAACTACTGCCTTTTACAGATCCAAAGTTAAAAGTAAAACCCAAACAGTTTGACTTTGAAACAGACAACGCCAAGGAACTTGGTGAACAGTTATTTGCTGCTATGAAAAAGTTTGGTGGGGTTGGATTGTCAGCAAATCAGGTTGGTTTAGACTATTCTGTATTTGTTATTGGCGGTCACTCAGGCATAACAAAAAAAATAATAATCAATCCTGAACTTGTATCTGTATCTGAGGACAAACAGGTACTGCGTGAAGGATGTTTGTCTTATCCTGGTCTTTGGTTAAACTTGACTAGACCTAAAGGTGTGATTTTAAAATATCAAGATGAACAGGGTGAAGAAATAATTGAGGAGTTTAAAGGTATTCCTGCCAGAGTTGTATTACATGAATACGATCATATGCTAGGACAAAACTTTACAATGCGAGCATCACGTTTTAAAATAAAAAGAGCTTTAACACAATTAGATAAAAAAGTTAAAAGGTATAAATTAGTAAATGGCGTACTCGGATAAGGTATTAGATCATTATGAAAACCCACGTAATGTGGGTAAATGGGACCCAGACACCGATGGTATTGGCACCGGTATGGTAGGAGCACCTGCATGTGGTGATGTGATGCGCTTGCAAATCAAGGTAGAAGATGATATAATTACTGATGCTAAGTTTAAAACATACGGGTGTGGTAGCGCAATAGCATCAAGCTCCTTAGTAACCGAATGGGTGAAGGGGAGAACATTAGACCAAGCTATGGAAATTACAAACACAGACTTGGCAGAAGAACTTGCACTACCTCCTGTTAAAATACATTGTAGTGTGTTAGCAGAAGATGCTATCAGAGCAGCAATAGCAGACTATAAGGAAAAATATAGTGATAGTAAATGAATTTGTACCTAAGGTTCTAATACTTACAGATTCTGCTATAAAAAAAGCAACAGAGTTTAAAGAAGGCAACAAATTTTTGCGTGTATATGTAACAGGCGGAGGTTGCTCAGGGTTTCAATATGGTTTTTCAGTTGAAGAAAAACAGGAAGAAGATACAATAGTTGACGATTTAGTATTGGTTGACAGTTTATCTTATCAATATTTAGCTGGTAGTACACTAGACTACAAACAAGATATTATGGGTTCAATGTTTCAATTAACTAACCCAAATGCTGTAGGTACTTGTGGGTGTGGTGTTAGTTTTACCGTATAGGGGTTAAAAATGTCAGACGATTTCGATTTTGGTTTTACCGCAGTAGATGACATACCTACAGGCGAAGTACAACCACAACAACCTGTTGTAGCGAAGGTTGATGATGTACAATTGAACACTATAATAGACAAAATCGAAAGAATTGAGTCACTTATAATTCAATCTGATTCATCTGGTATGATTAATGAGCACCGTGAACTTGTACAACAAGACGTGGCTGCTAAACTAAAGCAGGTAGAGGATCTAATCTTGCCTCTACTGTATAACCTTCAAAAGAACCCTGAGAAGGATTATATTCACTGGCCCAATAGAACGGCTATCATAGATAAACAAATAGAAAAAATTAAATCGGTTACACGATACTACGATAGCGTATAAGGAGTCGTTATGAGTGAAGTAAAAACAGGGGTTGAGCCTATTGTCGCTGGTGTTTTTGTCAGACCGACAGGAAGTGTTTATGATTTTTATTTAAATGGGCATATAGATGGGCCTGAAAAATATGTAGAGTGGAATCACATTATTAGAACAGCAAGTGAATCCGATATAATATACCTTCATATTAACTGTTACGGTGGTGATGTAATGACTGCTATTCAGTTGATGCGAGCATTATCAGAAAGTAGAGCACAGGTAATCTCATCTGTAGAGGGTGCTTGTATGTCAGCAGCTACATTTATTTTTCTGATTGCCGATTCTTTTGAAATTTCAGATCATAGTATGTTTATGTTCCATAACTATTCAGGTGGAACATTTGGCAAAGGCAATGAAATGAAAGAACAAATCTTCCATGAAGAAAAGTGGTCAGCAAATTTAATGAAACAAATTTATGCAGGATTTTTAACCGAAGCTGAAATTGAGAGTATCCAAAAAGGCCAAGACATATGGATGACACCCTCAGAGGTCGGTAAAAGATTAGAAAAAAGACTAAAAGGCTTAACAGAACCTAAATCAAAGAGAAAAACACCGGCCAAAAAAAGTGCTTGACATTTGTATAATTAATAAATATAATGGTAGAACACTGTAAGGAGTCTACATATGAAACAATTTATTAATGCAGCAGTATTTTTTCTGGTCGGATTTGTGGCCGGTGGTTCTAATGCAGCACACGCGGCCGATCCTCACGATATTATCGGTATAATTGCAGGTGTTGCGGTAATACATGAAGTTTTAGATGACCGTAAAGAGCACCGTGAACACCATGACCACGAGGATGTTTATGATTATACCGAGCATCGCTATCATTCTAGACGCACCGAAACACACCGCGAGGCATATAGAAGGCACTTTCCCTGTAGTAGACAGTATGCTGGGTACAGAGGATGTCGCAGAATAATTGAGGGCGATCGTACAATTATTATCATAGAACGCTAAGTTATTGATTTACTTAGAAAACTAAAAGCCCTTATAGATCAAGCACTTAACGTAAGTCATTGATTTGTAAGGGCTTTTATATCTTGACTTTTTCTAAAAAGGCTGTATAATAAGCAGTATAAAATGAAAAAACGGTTGTGAGGACCCTATCATTATGCAAATTCAACAAAAATCATTACTTGCTAAACTATTGTCTACTGAAAATATTACAGTAGAAGTTAAGTCAGACCTCCCTACAGCAGCATTTGATCCAATGTCTCGCACAATGTATATCCCTAAATGGAAAGATATGCCTACTTGTGTGCAGGACCTTCTTATCGGTCACGAGGTCGGACACGTACATGAGACCCCAGCAGAAGGCTGGCACGATGCCGTTTGTGAGGATCGTACACTTAAAGGCTTCCTCAATGTTATCGAGGACGCACGTATTGAGCGCAATGTAAAATCACGTTATCCCGGTCTTGTCCGTAGCTTTTACGCAGGTTACCGTGAATTATTCGAGCGTGACTTTTTCGGTGTCAAAGATGTAGACGTAAACAAGCTGCCTCTTATTGACCGTATCAACCTATACTTCAAGTTAGGTGCATTCCTCAATGTACAGTTTACTACTGAAGAACAGTCCTTTGTAGACCGTTGTGCGAATACTCAGACTTGGGAAGAGGTTGAGGCACTGGCCCGTGAATTACACGGCAAGGCAAAGGAAACTGCTGA